CGCCTTTTTATCTCCTGTTCCTCTTTCTATTTGGTCTGGTTCTTTAGCTTTTTCTTTTTCAAACCATTTACGCATTTCTTCGGAGCTTGGAGTTGTTTTCTTTTTTACAGGTTTTTCAACTTTACCTAAAAGCCCCATGAGACTTTCATCAGCTACTTTTTCTTTCTTAGCTTTTTTAACTTTAACAGGATGTTGTCCGCATGCTTCTGCTACAGTTTCAAAGAATGTTTTACCATGTACTCGTAAATTAGGATCTACTCCTGCTAGTTGATAGAATAATTGTTCGTTACCTGCACGAGCGGCTTCACGTAATTTAGTAGCAGACATAACTCGCGGGCTTTGTACATGGATAATATTTTTAAAATTGTAATAGCCATGCATACTCTTTTGGCCATTATACTGATGTAATAACTTTCCAGCCCATTGCCAATCAGTTGCATCTGTTACGTAGGCAATAGTTTTACCTTCTCCTAAATGACTAAAGATTTTAGCGGCTAAAGTCATAATACTCTTCTCTCCTAGTATATGACCTTCGATTTCTGGATCGATAGCCGCCATCCATGCTGTCTTAGTTTGAAAAGATAATGGATCATCTGCTCCGGCTGTTGTGGGATTAGTGCCAATAAACCAATTATGACCTGCATGTTTAACTGCTTTCCAAACTTCAGCGTGACCTTGATGCGGAGGATTGAAGCGACCAAAGCAGAATGCCGCATCTGCTTGATGACTTTCGAATAACTGTCTTAATTTCATTGTGGCGCTCCTGCCGGTTTCTTACCTGGTGCCCAAGTTGTTGGAACTAATTTAATATTTCCGTACTTGTGATGAGATTGTGCATAACGTACATGCCCTTCACCGTGCGTATCCCAGATTTCTTTACGTGGTTGAGATTTAATTGCGGCATCTACTGTATCTTTCATATCTCTAATGCCTTTGATTAAATGAAATATAGCATCTAACCCGCCCGGATGTGCTTGCACCATGGCTTTAATATGCTCTTGCTTCTTAGCACTAACACCTTTCTTAGTCATCCAGTCTATAAATTCTTGCCCGCCGATTCTACCGAAGTTAATTTGACCATTAGCATGTGCGTTACTCATGGCATTAAAAAAAGGATAGAATATTCCGTTTTTATCTGGATCAGGTAAACTAGATATAAATCCGTCTATAACCCCAGCATGTTTGTTTGTGTATTCGATTAAATCATCTACAGCACTTGTATCTACTCCTGGTGCTTCATCGGTATATATAGGACCTTGTACAATTAATCCAGGGGTCTTATTAAATTCTTGAAAGTTATCTTTAGGAACTTGTTCTCTATCATCTGCTCCGAAACGAGGAAATTGAGCATGCCCGACAACCATAACATGTGCTTTACTAATACGTTGTCCTAATTCACTTGCGGCATCCACATGATATGTTGTATCGCTCAACGGATTAGGACTAAATTCCCATACACCTTGTGGGTATTCTTTAGTCGGAGGAGTTAATCGCTTAGGATTGCCTGGTTCAACGCCAAACAAATTATCAGCATAGACAAATCCTACAAAGTTTTTAGGAGTTGCGGCATCGAATAAAGGATATAAATTACTGAAATTGGTAGCAAATTGCTTACGTTTTTCTAATTCTTCAGGAGTTTTTGGGTTACCGCTTTTGTTTACAATGAAATCGTACACATCGTGCGGGTTATCGCTTTTAACACCTTTGCTCCATTGGTTATGTCCTGCTAGTATTAATGGCCCATTCTTTTGCTCACGTCCCCAGTAGACTTGAGGATTGCCATCCCACTTGCGACGTACTGTAGTTTTGCCTGCTTTCTCGCTAGCAATCTCTTTAAAATGGCCTAATGCTTCTAATGTGCCTGCCGAACCTTTAAAAAACACTAAATGTTCAGGATGGTTAAAAGGTCGACCGTATTTTTCCATTCCATCATCGTTTGAAATGGATGGTTTTGCCTTAGCCTCGTAAAGAAATAATTCTCTAAGTAACACTATTACCCCTTATACTTTCCGTCTTTAATATGTTGGATAATATCTTCGTGCATTTTATCGCATATTTCTTCGCACATTTTATTTTCTAACTTATGTGGAAGTTCTTTAACAGGGAATTGTTTAACATATTCTTTATAGCTTTCTTCTACAGCATTGCGAAATAGTTTTAAATCAGTAGGTTTTTTTGCTTTAACTAAATCTATACATTTTGCAATCGTAGGATATACATTACGACGATACACATTATCGTCATTATGCATAAAATGTATTAAATCTTCGGATAAATCGTAATCAAGCTCTCGCCCGTCCGCAGTATGTTTGATAAACTTGCTATCATCAAAGAATCTGCCTTCTAATAGTTCATGTATACGCATTTTTAAGCTCTTTTTAATTTACTCAGCAGAAAACTCTGCGGTTAGAGTATTTATCGCTTTTACCAGAACTTATTTTTTAACTATGCGCTCTACTTTGCTTATGCTACCGCCCAAGTGCATCCGGGCCATAAGTAAATTATTATCACCGGTTATATAGAAGTGTGTACCACCCCAACTACGTGGTTTTAACAAGTCTTTGATACAACTTTTAGTCAGTTTACATTTTTTATTTGTATCGGCCCACGCTATAAATGCACTATGTTCCTGGATAGTTTTACCTAAAGTAATACGATAATCGTAGTCCATTTTAGGCATAATTATAGTACCTTCTGTTAAACTAGTTCCTTGTTCGGGTTCGCAGACGTATTTTACATGTTCTGGGCCAAGTTTAGTTAATCGTTTGATCAGTTTTTGATCATTAGTGTAGATACTAATCCAAGGGCTTTCGACACGAATATCTATATTTGATTCGGACATCAACTCAGTAGCAAGTTTAACAGCATAGCCATTATCTTGGCCTGCAGATTTCCTGGCAGCTGATCCAAGTTTAGATAACGCCTCAGACATATCTCCTGTACGGAAAATACTTGCAAAAGAACACGTCAGTACAATCTTGTACTGATATGTTCCTCTAAATAGTCGTCTAGTAGTTTTAAATAACATTATCTTCTGTTACTTTATTTTCAGTAGAATCTACAGTTAGCAGTGGTACTTTACTTGGTTTAGGAGTAGGAATCAATACTAGTTTATCATCTAGAACAGTAATTGATAGTGAACCACCATTCTTAAGATCACCAAACAACATTAGTTTAGCTAATGGACGTTTGATTTCTTTGTCGATAACACGTTGTAATGGACGAGCACCCATTTTAGCATCGAACCCTTTATCGATAAGCCAATTAGTACTTTCCTTATCTAGTTTAATCTTAATACCTTTTTCTTTTACTTGATTACGCAATTCGTCAATAAACTTAGTAACAATTTTAATCATTGTTTCTTTGTTTAGTTTATTAAATGTAACAATTCCATCTAAACGATTACGAAACTCTGGAGTAAAAAACTTCTTAAGATCCTTGTCGCTGTAATCTTTTTCTTGCGTACCAAAACCGATAGCGTTCTTTTCAGAATCGGCTGCTCCGGCATTGGTAGTAAGAATAAGAATTAAGTTACGACAATCTGCTTGTTTTCCATTTGAACCAGTAATAAACCCATTATCCATCATTTGTAGCAACACAGTTGATACATCTGGATGTGATTTTTCTACTTCGTCAAACAACAATACAGCATTAGGATTCTCTTGAATCTGTGTAATCAACAAGCCAGCATTTTCTTCAAAGCCAACATAACCTGGAGGGCTACCGATTAGCTTGGAGATGCTATGCTTCTCTTGATATTCACTCATATCAAAGCGTAACAACTTAACACCTAAGTGTTTAGCAAGTGATTTAGCAGTTTCAGTCTTACCAGTTCCAGTTGGACCCATGAATACAAACGAACCAATAGGTTTGTTCTCAGATTTAAGTCCTGCTTGTGCAACCATAATCTTATCAACAATTTCTGTTAGAGCAAGATCTTGACCATAAACTTCAGCTACAAGATTATCTTGTAAGGTGGCAAGATTGCTAGATTCAGTTTCCATGATTTTTTCTTCAGGCATTTGAATCATTTTAGCAAGCTCGTATTGAATTTCACGTTCACCAATAACACGGTCATCTGCTAGTTTAAGATTAAAACGACTACATGCTACATCAATCAAATCGATTGCTTTGTCTGGTAGTTTTTTGTCTGTTTGATATTTAATAGACAATTTAATAGCGGCATCAATAGCGTCATCACGGATTTTAACATTGTGGAAGCCTTCGTAGTATTTCTTAATACCTTTAAGAATCTGCTTGGTAACTTCCATAGTTGGCTCGTCAACAGTGATGCGTTGGAAACGGCGCATTAACGCACGATCCTTTTCAAAGTGTTTACGATATTCTTCCCAGGTAGTCGAAGCTACGACTTTGATATTACCTTTGCTCAGTGCCGGCTTCATCATGTTAGCTAGGTCGTTAGCTGAGTTGCTAGCAGATCCTGCACCAGAGATCATGTGTGCCTCGTCGATGAATAGCACAGTCTTACCTTTCTTGGCCAATCCCTTTAGAACCATTTTAAATCGTTCTTCAAAATCTCCGCGATATTTGCTACCAGCAAGCATAGCTGAAATATCTAAACTATAAACTTTGTAATCCTTAAGGAATTCTGGAACAGCACCATTGACAATATTGTAAGCAAGTCCTTCTGCTATAGCAGTCTTACCTACACCAGGATCTCCTACTAAAATAACATTGTTTTTACTGCGACGTCCTAATGCTAGGGCAATATTTTCTAATTCATCAATACGCCCGATAACTGGATCAATTTTCTTTTTAGTAACTTCGTCATTAAGATTAGTAGTAAATGATTTTAATGCCCGTTCACCTTGACTATCCTGCGGACCTTGGCTTTCCTCATCCGGATCTTCGACCGTATTATTTAAATAATCGTTAAACTTATCTTTATCGATTTCTGCTTTAGCAATATAGTATTGTACCCAACTACGTTTCTCTCCCATCATTGATAAGAAAACATCAGTAGGTTCAATCTTTTGACGCCCATTAAACAATACTTGAGTAAACGCTCGATTAAGCACACGTTCAACTGCTTGTGTTTTTTTAGGTTTAACTACTACATCTGTGATAGTTATTTCGCTACATTTATTTTGTAAATAATCTGTTAGATCTTTTTTCAATTCATCAGGTTTGCTGCCGAATCCGGATAGGGTAGATGTAAATGCATCATCCTCGAGCATGGCAAACAATAGATGTTCTATTGTCAGATATTCGTGATGTAGTTTTTTAGCAGTATCAATTGCTTTCTCAAATACTGCTTGTAAATTATCACTAGGTTCAACCATTTAATTTCCTTTGTTTTTTCCGTGCCATTTGTAATTTTAAATTACTTACGTGTTCTGTAAAAGTTATTCCGTCTAAATGATCCAACTCATGTTGGAAACATCTAGCATCAATGCCTTCAAGTTCTATTATACGCTTTTCTCCGGTATTGTCAAGATACATGGCAGTAATTTTTTGATAACGTTTTACTCTAAGCCATAGATTAGGAAAACTTAAACAACCTTCATCACCCTCTTGACCTTCGTTTTCACCAGTTAGTATAGTTGGATTAAAACAACCAAACTCTCTGCCATCTTCAGTACGAATAACAAAGACTCTTCGGAGTAAACCAACTTGATTTCCAGCTAGCCCTCTTCCATTATTAGCTTTCATTAGTAGAAGCATTTCACGTTCAATGACTGCGGCATTAACGTGTGTATTGAAATCCCAAGGTTCTGCCTTTTGTTTTAAAATTGGATCAGGTTCTTTTACTAATTTGAGCATTTATTTGTTGTAGTTGTGCTACTATTGATGGATCGGTAACTGCCGGAGTTTTAATTTTAATAATGCTAATAAATCTTCCTTTATGTCCATTATTAACATTAGGAAAACCATTTCCTCCTGCGGCGTATTCTGTACCTTGTTCAACTCCAGGTCTGATATCTAAATCTAAACTAGATCCTGATAATGTTTTGATAGTTTTTCTGCATCCAATCATTGCTTCAATAGGGCTAATTTCTACAAAAGCAAACAAATCATCACCTCTACGTTCGTAATTAGGATCAGGTGTTACTAATATAGTAACATTCAAATTACCACGAGGCGCTCCAGGAACAGAATCATCTCCTAATCCTGGATATCGAATAGTATCACCGTGTGTTACACCAGCCGGCACATTAATAACGACATTTTGATTTCTTCCACTAGGCAATCGATAATTTGCTTCTAGTTGTTTACCAATGTAGCTATCTAAAAATGATATGCTACATTGGATATTTAAATCTCTATTACGTTGTGCTTGTCCACGGCGCATGTGACCAAAAATATCTCCAAAAGGATGTTGTCCTCCAAAAATATCTCCGAATGGATTTCCTGTATTGAAATTGAATTGTGTACCACCAGGAAAGCCGCCCATTCCTGGCATTCCGCCGAATTGTCTTTGTTGATCATATTCAGCACGTTTTTGT